TAGAGAGACTTCCTTCCCATCCTCATGTCCTCTATCTCCTGTAGGTCTACGTAAGTGTGACACTAATAGTAATCCTATACCTGTTTGTTCTACTAATGAACGTAACTTAGTCATAAGAATATCAATAGATTTTCTTTCATCATTATCTTCCTGACCTGATACAAGGATAGATAGATGGTCAAGGAATATCCATTTACAATCCAATGCCTGTGCCATGAACCTAACTCTTGAAAGTATTTCATCATTATTAATAGAACCAAAGTGGTCAAAAGCAAAGAACCTTCCTGTACCTACAGTATTATCAAACCATGTATCTAATTCTTCTTGACTATATTTCTTACGTACTTCATTAATATATAATCTAGCATTAGCATCTACTGACATGATATTAAAGGTAGTATTTTTTATACCTTCTTCCAATGCAAGTATACCTACATTATCATTTGTATTCTTTAACATATGATACATCAACTCTCTCATAATAGAAGACTTACCCATACCTGCACCACTTGTAAAGGTAATTAACTCACCTGTACGCATACCATAAGTCTTATCATTTAATTTAGTCCAAGGATAAAGACATGTCTCACAATACTCTTCTTCAAATAATGTACTCTTTAAATCTTTTAGATTAACTATTCCTGCAGGTGTAAATGGTTGTGCATTCCACCATGCTCTAGTAAATTCTTCACGTTTATTTACTTGTAAATATTCATTCGCATCTTTGTGTTCCATATGCATAATCTTACACTTGTTAGGTGAAAATAATTGTGCAACCTTTTCACTTGCTTCTCTACCTTGCTTGTCCATATCAAATGATATAACTATCTGGTCAAAGCTATCAAGATATTCAAATGCTTTTTTACAATCACGTAATGCTGACCCTGCTCCTGTCTTAATAGAAACACATGCCCACTTGCTACCTAGTAATTCGTAAGCAGACATGGCATCTACTTCACCCTCAGTTATAGTTATATATTTACCATTAGGAGCAAAGATATTCTGACCAAACAATAATGCTTCAGTCATATTACCTTCAACCCACATATCTTTGGTAGAAACATTACGTACTTTATTTCCTATATTATTTCCACTCTCATCAAAGTATTTATAGATGTGATGGGTATTCATATTTCCATTTACCTTCACATCTGTATTATATTTTTGTGCAGTTTCTTTAGATATACTACGTTCAGTTAATGCACCTAAAGTACCTACAGTTTTTATATTACTTTCTCTCTTCATAGGTATTATTGTTTCTGTTTGCATACTCTCTCCAAATCTAGTTTCACAGACAAAGCAAAAGCTATATCCCTCTGAATGGTTTACATTACCATCACTAGAGCCACACTTAGGACAAGCACCTCTGTCTAACCATTTTTTATCCATGTTATTATTCCAATTCATCAAATGAATTATCCCACAATTCTTCTACAAAGTCAAGCTTATCTTGCATAACTTCTTTAGTGTCTTGTTTAGCTAATGTTTTAGCTTCTTCTAAATCATATCCTTCTGTCAGATATTCTTTTAGAAACTCACGATAAACTTGACTTTGCTCTCTCTTCAAATCTTCAATCATCTTTAGTCTACCTTACGTTTCCATGCTCTTGGGTCGTCAGAAAATACATGGTCACCCCAATGATTAGGATAGTGGTCACCCTCTCTGTCTGCTTCAGCAGATATTTTAGGTGAGATACCATATAATTCTTTCATGTCATCTAGTAAATCTAAAAGGTTTTCTATTTCCCAGGCAGTCACATACTTAATGCCTGAGTCTCTATAACTTTGTAGAAAGTCATTACCTGCATTAAAAATATCAAGCAATCCTTTCTTTTGTTTATCATTTAAAGTCATCTCTACTTTAGGTGTTGTTGCTTTAGCCATGTTTTTACTCCTTTCATATGCTTTAGCTTCGTTTTCTATCCATTGGATAAAACTATTTTTAGACATCTTTTTTTCCTTTCTTTTTTCTAAAAGTTTTCTTTGTGTACCATCAAAGTCAAACCAAAATCCTCTGGCATCACTCATCTTTTTTCTCCTCTATATGTGTAGCATCAGGATTTTCATTAGGCATAGCCCATCCTGATGGTGTTGTATAATGGTCATTATGTCCTGCTCTTTTTCTTTCTTCATGTAATGCTTCTGTTAATTCTTTTATTCTTATGTAAGCATTTTGTAATTGTCCTTGTAAATCCTTTACATTTTTACGTAACAATTCTATTTCATTAAATCTTTTAATCATCTTCCTTGTCCTCTATATTTTTTCCATGTTCTACGTTTATGTTTATTTAATGGTCTGCTCAAAGGTGAACGACCAATAGTAGTTTTCTTTCTGACGTGTTCGTTTCTGTAAACAAAATTAATTCTCATCATAATCCTTTAAATAAAATAAATGTGTACCTATTTTATTAATAAAATAAAATTTATTTGCCCATTTAGGACGTACATAAACTGCATGATAATGTGTAGCACCTAATGTATCATGTAGTTCTACACCATTCAAAGCAAAATCAGCTATTGTATATGCATCTGCTTTAGCTTTTATATTTAACATACGTTCATGTTTTCCATCACAATAATAAGAAAAAGCACATCTGTTTCTTACTATATTATTCTTCCAATATACACCATCATGCACAACTTTGCAAATAGTATTTGGAAAATCATCTCTTCTTAATCTTTCAAGTATTACATTAGCTACTGCTAATTTACCTTCAAAACTTTCTGACCTTGCTTCATAATAAACTGCTTCAGCTAAACAATCTCTCCCATCATCAGCCATTACACTTATTGTCCAAACATATAACATGAGGATAAATATAAAAAAATAAATACTTCCTATTATATATCTCATTTCTTAATAACTTTCCATTTAGTTTTTAATTCCTGTCTATATCCAAAGAAATCACTACACCAATCTCCATGTCGTAGATAATGATTAATCATTCTTATATATCCTTCAACATTTGCTTTCTCTGCTATAGCTCCCTTTTCTTTTTCTCTAACTCTACGTTTAAGTGAAGGTAAAAGTTTCTTATTATATTCCAACCATTCTAATACAGTTCTTACATTGAACGTGGCATCTTCTCCTAATTTTAATACACTCTCATGTATCTGTGATTTATGCATTATTTTTCTCCTTTAAATTAATTTGTGGGCGAGAACTTGGTCTGCATTTCGTTGAGTTCTCATTAAGTGAATTGCCCTAGGATAACCTATCACACCCACACTCTATTGTACTCTCATTATTAATAAACCATCATCTTCAAATGGCTCTACATTAACACCTGTTTTTACATATAATTTGGAGATGTATGCTCTAGCTTCTGCTTCTGTTTTAAAAATTATAGTTTCTCCATTAAAATGTGTTAGCTGTTCTATGATAACATCTTCATCTTTTGTTGGATAACCTATTATAAACATTATACTACTCCAAACGTACCTAAAAACATCATAACTATAATATATAATACCCATAGTAACACAATATACTTGCATAAGTCAAATAGTTTTTTTATTATTATATTAATCACTCTTAACCTCTTGATTTATATAGTGTCTTTTCAAACAAGCCCTTACAAAATCATAGTGTTGTCTATATATCTTCTGTGCTTTAGGTAATCTCTTTCCATCTCCCATGATGTCATGCAGGTCATGGTAACTCCATTGCATAGTAGACCTACGAAACATTTCTTCTGCTATTTCTCTAACAAAACTTTTATAAACTTCTCTGTCTATGGTAACTTGTTTTTCTTTTGTTGGTTTAATTATATTACTTTCTCCAAACATCATATCATCAGTCATCTTTATTCTCCAAGTTGTTCTTCTAAATGTGTAGCTTTAACACTTTGTATAGCACTTGAAAATAATTCTTTAGCTTCTGCAACAGAAACATTATGCCACTCTAACGAAGTTGTATTAGTAGAACTAACTTTTTCTTTTCGTTTCTTTTTCTTAATAAACTTATTAAAATGTTTGTGTACTTCATGCTCATTAAAGTGTAACTTATCTGTTATGTGATAATCTATAACTTTACATTCAGTAGGATTACATGCATTAAAACCTGCTATACGAGATTTAAGTCCAGTAGTCATACCTATTTTAACCCAATCTTTCCAAGACTCATTTGTTATACAATAAATATAACCAAATTCACCTCTCTTTATTTTAAAACTATTTTCTTCAGTCATTTCTTTCTCCTTTTTTGTTTTAGTTTTATCTTCAGGAACTACTTCAAAAGCTTCATCTTCATTATCACAATTATAAGGTACTAAATTTATTACTTGAACTGCGTGTAAATCTGCTGAAACTCCTTTATGCTCTTTAAATTCCCATTCATAAGTAGAATATAATACATTAACCAATGAACCATTACCAACTCTAGTTGTAGACATATCATTCTTTTGAGCATCAATAATTTTTGGTGGTTTATTTTTATCACCATCTGCACGCCTAACTTTTCTTTTAATGATAACAAAATCACCTCTATCATCACCTCTATTCTTAACAGTTAATCCATTCTCTTCAGCTCTTTTTTTATTTTTTTTATTAAGATTACCAACATCTATAGACCATACTCCATCTGTATCAAATGTAGTATTTGGAGTAATGATTGAAGCCCAATATGCTTTACCTTGTATAGTACTCATGCTAATTCATTCTCCTCAATTTTATAATCTTCTATAGCTTGGTTTATAGCAGTAATTTTTTTTCTATCATCAGGAAAATAAAATCCTTTAACATTTCTAGGATATTTTTTACCATTTATTTTAATTGTAAATGCTCTTGGTATACCATCTATATCTTTAGCTACTCTTGAAATTTTAATTCTCATTTATATACCACTCCAAACTTATCTAACACATCTAATTCTTTTGGTGTTATATCTTTTACAGAATATACTTGTATAGTCGTTGTCCAATATGTATCCCAATCTCTTGAAAAATATTTATTTGTTCCTTCTTCTTGTTCAACTTCTCCACCATAAACTTCCTCTATCAGTACCTTATCTTTAATAACTCCCACATCATAATCAGATTGAGTACCCATAGAGAACCAAGAGTA